AATTTGCCTGCTAACGATGAAGGTATCACCTCATGGCAGATTACTACTCAGAATCAACCGGCAATGGTTGACGCTTCTAACCGCACACTCATTTCCTCTGGTGCATTGGTTGCTTCTAACAATTCAGCAGTTGGTAATACTGTTACCTTCCTTAGTCAAGACATTGATGTTTCTCCTCAAAAGTGGGAGAATGGTTACTTGATCGCAGTTGAATCAATTCAACTCGCTGGTCAATCATCCACACAATTCGCTGTCCCATGTGATATTTCCGTAGTTTTAGAATGCACCGTTGAAACAATGACCGCATCCGCTAGCATGGCACTTGCTTTGAGCCAACAATGAGTTGGTTCTAATGGCAACTAATGCTCAAATGGCTCGACTTCTCTATGCTCTCGGTGATACTCTTCTTGAGGGTACTGCAAAGAGTGCCGGTGTGCCTGCCCCAGTATTGCAAGGATTGGTTGAAGGTGTTGCCACCGGAACGGCTGATATGGTCACTAAGAAGAAGAAGGGGCGCAAAGCAGTGTCCGCATACAATAGAGCATTCTCTAAAGCATTCAAAAGACAAAAGGCAAAAATGACCAAAAAGAATGGTGATTTCAAAAAAGGCTGTAATTCTTCAAAGTGTATGATTGCCGCGCACAAAGAAACAAAGAGGATGATGAAGAAATGAAGTTCGGAAAACTACGCACAATACGAGGAGAGATCGAAGTCGTTGGTGGACAAGGTAAAAAGAATCTGATTCTTGCTGATGGGCTAGTTAATTACGGTCTTAAAATTATTAAGTTTCATTGTTGGAGGCAAGACCAATTATCTGCGGCCTTTGAAATGTCTGCGATATTATCCTTAGATGTCATCAATGCACTCAATGTAGCAGAAGCAGGAGACAACCGTCAATTTGCTTGGAGTACCATTGAACGGTCAGCATCGGTTATTATGTTACCATCTACAACCATCATTGACCCCGACCATATCGTAAATAGAGATTTATTTTTGAATTTAAATGCAACAAATGGTAGTTACAATTATTTGATTGAAGCACAAGTGGTTGAATTGACAGATGATGAAGCAATTATCACAATCATCAAAGAAACTTCTCAAGGCTGACATTAGTATTGCCGGAAAACGGTAACACTCCTGGGCGTATTTTGTCGCGAACCGGAAACAAATGCTAAAGATAGTTTCCGAATTAAGGTATTTTGGTTGGGTGTGAAGTCCAATTGCAATTAATACACGCTTTTCTTACATGACTTATTTTATCTCGATCAGAAGGAATCTCAATCCATGAACCATTCCCATTATTATGCTCAATTCTATATTGAGTTAAACAAATACTCCATCCGCATTCAAAGCATCTCATTCTTCATCACTCCTTGGTTGAGGAATAAAGAACCAAACATCACAACCAAGGCAATGAATGATGCCCATGTCGCCCTTTCTATCCCATTCTTTTGACGCTTTACAATCACATATCATTGAATCAACCCCAAAAACTTGCATTTATCGTGGCATACATCACAATACTTAGTCTGCATCATAAAATCTTGATAATGTTGGTAATATTTGTCACATTTTTGGCAATGCGCTCCATAAAGTGGGCGAGATTCTTCTTTTTCCTCTACGATCCGTTGCTCATCCATCAATTTCCGTCTCACCCACGCACTAAAATTGGCCTTTCGGCCTGCTAATTCAAACGATGTCGGGCACAATGTGATGAGTTTCTGTCTCATATCTCGGCCTAAAACCTAAATCATATATATATATCACCCGAAAATGGGATTGAAAAATATCAAAAACTAGCAGTGTAATTAAGATACTTGTATGATTATAGGGGGTGGTAAATAATGGGGGGGGTAGTGGCGGGGGGGCTCAAGTGATGCCTCACCCTAAAGAAGATAGAATCCGAGGGTATGAAAAAGGTGAGTTTACTTTATACACCGCCGCTATCACCCTTTGGCTATGGCGAGAAGCGATTCATTCTTCATACGAGCAAAACTTGCGGCACTTACTGGTGGCGCAGGTGGATTTGACACGACTTCAATTGATTTAGGATCCTTCGTTGATGCATTAGGTAAGACAGTGCTGAGAATCCACAATGTTTCTGTTCAATACACCTATGGGGCCTTTACAACCCCTAATTTGCCTGCTAACGATGAAGGTATCACCTCATGGCAGATTACTACTCAGAATCAACCGGCAATGGTTGACGCTTCTAACCGCACACTCATTTCCTCTGGTGCATTGGTTGCTTCTAACAATTCAGCAGTTGGTAATACTGTT